AGTCGTTGAAGTAAGCGGAGAAGCAGCTGATGTTGCGATAACAACATATCTGCGACCATCAACGCTGTCCATAACAACGTCGTTTACACCAATAGCGTTAGAGCCAGCATCGTAATTCAAAGTGGCTTGGTCTCCTGACACTCCTGAAACGCCAGAAGAATTACAAGCAACCAAACGGTGACGTCTTCCAACTTCGTGGTATCGCACTTCGTCAGAAGTACCCCCACCTTGGATGGCGCCAGTTAATTTCAACATCCCAGTGATACCTTGATCACCATATGTTTCGACAAGTTGAGGAATTACAAAATCTTTGTTTTGATCCAGCAAAGTGCCGATAGTAGTATAAGTTTCGGGCGATAATCGCAGGTCAGCTGGAGCTCCGTCCACACCACCTGCCGCCGCAGCAGTAGTAGCCATAATTTTTAGACTTTAAAAGTTAGTTTGTTAGACTGACCGCCAAGAATATTTTTAAGTTGGTCAGCTAACGGATTTGTTTGATTTTGATTCGTAGTAGGGGCCGTCTGCGTAGATACGTTAGCCGCTGTGTTCACGATAGTTTTTTGACCGTCACCCAACCCTTGGGTGTAAACAGACTTGACAATTTTGTCAATGTTATCAATCAAAGCCCTATGCGAAGACAGCAGGTCGTAATCCCAGCTTCCGTCCTCCCTCACGTAATCATCGAAGTACTCGTCAAGACGAGCATTCTTATTTATTAGTTCTGACTTGTAGTTGTCGTCAAGGCCAAATTCGAAAGTCTTCTCATTCCCTAGGTCAAACTCTAGACCTGTGAGATCGTTAACTTCCCGTGACATTTCCGCTACCCACGCATCATCAATAACAGATTCAGGAGCGTTAGACTCATAGTCAGGGGTAGAGTATTTACCTCTAATCCCTTCTATGTGTTGACGCGCCTTGTCTCCGTCTATTTTAAGCTGTAGTTGTGCAAGCTGAACCTCGCCCTCAGTATTGAGGTCTGGATCAACTTTGTACTTGCTGTTAACGAGTAAGTCTAGCTCATCATAAGATAGGTTAGGGTATTCATTCGCCATTTGAATGCGAATAGCTGTCATATCATCCATACCTTCTGGATTCAATGACTGATACCTAAACCAGTCCTCTGGTGCTCGGCCCGTTTCCTCTACGAACTTCGCGATGGCTTCGACACGCTCATCAATGGCGTTTGCTTCAGCTTGTTGAGTACCTTCAAACTCATCAAAAGAACTGATCTCCCTTCCCAAGCGGTTGCTTAGAAATTCCATAACAGCTCCTTCGAGTTCGCCTTCTGAATACTCCGTATCAGATGTTGGCTCGGCAGTTTCCTGCTGAACCTCGTTCTCTTGTGTTGGTTGCTCCGCCTGCATCTCCTGTACAGGAGTTCCTTGCATTGGAGTCTCTTCTACCGTAGGCTGTTCAGGTGTTACCTGTTCGGCTTGTGGTTGTTCTGGTGTGCTACTCATAGACGCAGCAAGGTCCTCAGGATTACTGAAGACCTTCATTCCACCAATCTCTTCGATTGTATTTTGTTCCATTATATTTAATTAATTGTGTTCAATTTAAGCCACGTAGCAAACTACGTTAGCGGCTGAAGATTCCACGTTGGTGAACCTTCCGTAAAGAGTGCCTCCAGAAGGAATCGGAAATCCTGTTTTCTCTGTTGAAAGCTCTTTGTATGCATCAGTCTGGTAAGTGTATAAACTACCAGTTATATCCACTGTAACCGCAGCTGCGGTTGGGTTGTATATAGCAAAAACATGACGACCATTAGTTAGTGCAAGATCGTTAGTCCCGTTAAGGATGTACATGTTTTTAGGTAAAGCTTCTGAAGGATGTGCCATGTCTTATTTATTTTATGCTAGAGAAACTGCTGAGTTGTCATTACCAAATACACCGTACTCAATAAGGCTGTCAACTCTAGTTGCAATAACCTCGTAAGTCTTGTCTGGAGCTAAAGGAATAAAAGCGAACTCACCACCTCCAATCTTGGCTACAAGTGCGGTGTTGCTTTCGGTTTCATTTCTTACGTAGATGTAATTCTCTAGCTCCCCCTCTAAATTCTTAATATAGATATAAGCTCTTTCGCTTTTATCGTTTGCTTTATATACAACCAGATCGTCCGTATCCGCAGCCGTGCCTTTTACCTTGGCTCTGATCAAACTGCCAGAATCGCAAGTGAGGTTAGCCACTGTGCTTAAGGCCAACGCGCTCGTAAGCACGTCAGCACTATTAAGGCTGAGTGAAGCGCGTACTATAGCCATTATGCTTCGAAGATCAGTGCGTACTCAATAGTAAACGCTGTGCTCACGCTTGGTGTGACGCAAATGTCATTCGCTGCATCGTGCGCAGACCAAGGGATAAACATCCAATCCCCTGCATACAATCTTCCGATTTCTTCTGGGGTGCTACCAGAATCACCAATAGAAATTGTCGCGTACTCTGTGGCTACGGTGCTAGTGTTTTTGATATAGAGCTTATGAGCCTTTGCAGCGGTATAGTCGGTGCCGTCAAACAAGTTGTACAGCGAAGTAGAAGTGGTTGTTTTTCTACCTACGCCAGTAGTCTGATCTAGGCCAGTGAGCGTTCCCGCCTTGGTGAGTGTCGCTGTGGTTGACAGCGCAAGAGCGTCACCAGTCAGGTCCCCGCTCGAAAGTGTGATTGTTGCAGTAGTAGTAGCCATTGTTGTTGGTTATATGAATGCAAATATAGCAATAATTTATTACCTGAATATAGAGGTCTTTTTCTTGATTGCCTTGGGTTGAGAAACGAACTGCTTGTTGCTGCTAGCCTTGGCTTTATTTGTTGCTGCTTTTTCACCTGATGATAGTGCATCCCAAGCCGCTTTAGGGAGGTATCGCCTCTTACCTTCAGATTTAACCTCCTTGCCTTTGCCGCTTTTTTTGTTAGCGTGAGTACCTGAAGTCATCCATTTCTGACTACCCCAGTCCTTAAGGCTCTTCTGTGACTTCTTAAGACGCATCAGTTTTTGTATCCCCCTCCAGCCTTCTTGTATCTAGAAGCGAGAAGCTGTGCTTTTCTTGCTGACCACTGACCAGGATTACCCCCCTTGGATCCCGCTTTGATGGAGTTAAACAAACGCTTACGCATTCCAGGTTTTGTATAGTTACCCGCTTCGTTCACGCGAGACTTCACCTTCCCTCCGCTGTTATACTTCTTTTTAGAAGCTGTAGGGTAGTCCTTTGGGTTTACTTTAGACGTAGCGCCTAAAACCCCTACAACCGCTCCACCTGCCATTGCCTGTGCAATAGCTTTTTGTTTTTTAGTTGACGCTATTCTAGCTCTAACTATATCGGCCTGAGTTACTTTGCCGTCTCCAGTTAGATCTGGAAATTTCTTCTTTTTAGCTTTCATGACCGACCAATTTAAACTTTGCTTCCTTTACCGCCCCAGGATGAGGCGCGTAATCCCCCTTCATTAGATAGTACCTCCCCTGCTCCTCCATCCAGTGGTAACCGCTTGGTGGGTCTACAGATACTTTTTTACTAGAGACAGAAAGCTTTCCGCCTTTGTTATACTTAACGGTCTTCATTAGCAGTTCCATTTGCGCAAGGCAAGAGCCTTCCTGGTTGGTTTACCGTTAGGCTTCTTCATTGGTCCTTTTACACCAGACATTCGAGCGCAGAAAGACTTTCTTCTTTTTGCTGCTTTGCTTCCTTTCTTTAGTTTAGAGGGTGGTGTTGTTACAGCAGTTTGAAGGTTACTACCTGTTTCCCTATTGTACTTTCTCACACCTTCGGCGGTAAGTCCTCCAGAACGGGACTTGTGCTTACCCATCTTGAGACTTACGTTACCCCCTTTTTTATACTTTTTGCAGCATCGCATGAATCAAAGATAATAAAAACAAAATAGTCAGATAAATCTATTCTTTAATGCGTTGTAGTTTTGGAGGACTTCTGAGGCAGTAAGGGTTTTATTATAGACGTGAAATGGACCTATTTCACCATCTAAATATCTAGTGGTTCCCCCGATGTTTTGGTTACCTAAAGCCCAAACCTCACTAGACGTTCTTATACTTCCGCTTGTTGAGACAGACTGATCAAGAGCGCCATCTATATAAAGCTTTAATCCGCTACCATCATGGGTTACCATTATGTAGCTCCATTGATTTATATTTCCGTTATCCTGTCCATCTGAAGTAGATCTAACAGTATTAGTTCCGTCTCTCATTATAAACCTCCAATTAGGGTTTGCGCCATCCACATCCCACCAAAGAAGAAACTGGTCAGCACTGCCAGATGTGGCAGCCCACAGCCCGAAAAACGTACCATCACTAGAGTTGGTATGAGATCTACACCACCCGCCAACGCTAAAGTTAACTTTGCCGCTGGCTAAATTGCTTTTAAGGTCTATTAAATCGTTAGTGCCATCGAAGTTAAATACACCACCGTTAGAAGATAGGTAAGACGTTCCGTTATCTAAATCTGCCACTAAACTACCCGATAAGTCATTTGCGGTAGTCCCGCTACCTGAATAACTATTCTCGTTACCTGGATCCAGATAAAGAAATAATTCATCAGTTACTACCCCTATATTACTCTTTACGCTCATACGAAACGGTTTTTGAGTGCATTGTAGTTTTGAGTAATCTCAGCTGCCGTAAGCGAGCTGTCATATATTGCGCATGTAGCAACCCTGCCGCCAAAGGTATTTAAACCTGTCGAATAGTAAGACGCTCCAATCACTAGATTGCTTGCCGTAGTGAGTGGTGTGTGACCGTCGCCAGAACCAGAGGTGCTGCCTGCGTATGTAGTCTTGGCTACCCCGTCAATGTAGAAGTCGTAGTGACTTCCATTCCAATTCAAGGTAATGTAGTTCCAACCAGTCGGTATAGTGTCTCTGATGTATGTACGCCCAAATCCAGTAAGGGCGTCTCCGTCCAATATAGTTAGCGTTTCGCTTGTGGCATATGAGGTGGTTGAGCCAAATGTTAGCCCACCCTGAAACGGGTCAGCGCCCGTTCCGTCCGACCCGTTCAGGCAGGACAACCCCATGTTAGTTGTAGATGCGGTTACTGTGTTATTTAAGTAGACCCACATGCTGATTGAATACACATCAATACCCGTGCTGCCAACGGTCAATATATCATCGACACCGTCCATGTTAAAGTAACCACCGTTACCTGAGCTATACGTGGGACCGTTAGTCAGAGTTGCATCATCAGATCCAATCAAATCCGTCCACGTAGTCCCGCTACCAGGATACGACCTAATGTTCCCCGCATCCACGTAGAACACCAACCCATCCGTTACTATGCTTTTCCCGTAGCTGTAGCTCATACGAAACGGTTTTTAAGGGCGTTGTAGTTTTGGAGTACTTCGGCATCCGTTAAAGCTCTGTTGTAAACTCTCGCATTGTAAAAGGTGAACTTTCCATGATTTGAGTTAGCTGGGTACCGACCTAGGTAAGTAGCTGCATTAGCCGTGAATGAAATACCAGACACTGATGCCTCTAAAGCACCGTCTTTATAAAGTTTGAAGTCACCAGAGCTGTCGATTACCAATGTAAACGAGTGCGTCTCTCCTATAGGAAACTGCATATATCCAGCTGGTGAGTTACCATAAGCACTACCATTGTAGGTTCCGACCCTTCCGTGGGGGCCACCCGTAGTACCCCCCAGAAAGAACTGAAACTTACTCCCCGTTCCTCCTTCTATGGCGAATATACCCCTGTTGGTCGTAAGTGAAGTGTAGTCGTTCCTTGCGGTAAAAGATATGGTAACGTCTGTGTTAGATGGAACGACTCCTGTAGGAAGCGTTATGTAGTCATCAGAACCGTCAGTCGAAATCCCTCCACCACTCCCTGAGTCAAAGGTAGGACCGTTTGCCAAACTATTGCTAATACCCCCTGACAGGTCCGTCCACGTATTACCGCTACCAGGATACGAGTTGTCATTTCCTGCATCTACATAGAATACTAGCCCATCGGTTACGATAGGTGCGTTATTTGCAAACCCACCCATTTAGATCTCTGCGTTAGGATCAGTCCACTCAGGTCCAGCTAACAGCGTAATAATCTCTTCGTGAGAATATTCCTGACTGCGTGTAGTAAGAGCAACTATCGAAGGTGGTTGGTCCCCTTCGTACTTCACAAAGCTTTGCGTGTTAGCTAAGTTCTTTCTCAGCGTGTCTGCTGATGTCTCCATGACTTCAGAGAAGTCGATTGTATCTACCTCTGAGAGGTCAAAGATTACATAGTGTCTGTCTTCGAAATGCATTTTAGTAGTTGTTTGATGGGTCTAAAGCCAAAACAATAGTAGCAGCTACATAGTAAATAGTATTTGTAGGGTCTACACTCCAGCTTAAAATATCTCCTGCGTCGAAGTCTGTTGCTTCGTTCTCGAAATCAAACACTTGTGTGTGGAAGTTTCCGCTTCCAGAAGGGGTGGCAGTTATCGATGCGGTTGCGGTTTCTGTTCTGTTTTTGTGAAAACCGAGGACTGTTGAACCTGGGCCAGTACCGAAATGGCTAAACTGAACTACAATCCTTAAGAACTTCCCGTTAAATGGGGCTACGTAGTGAGACTCCCAGTCACTGTTGTTTGTGATTGTTGAATTAATGCTCTCTACAACCCCAATAGGAAGGTATCGCTTATCGGAAGAAGAAAGAGACCCTGCTGTGCAAGTAATTACACTTATGTTCAACGGGTAGTCACCCGCCTGCTTCAACATTCCGTTTGAGTTCACTGAAAGCTGCGGTAAGCCAGATACGTCGTTTACGCTGAAGATGGTTCCAGTCGTTCCCGTGTCTACCTGGAAGAGATCGTGCGTACCGTCGTGGATAGTAAAGGTATCTGCTGTGCCTGTTGGGTCTAACTCAATATCAAGATTAAAGCCGTTAGTGTCGATGGTTCTATCAGCATCAAGAGTTTGGTCGGCAGTTCCGATTCCGCCACTTCCTCCGCCACCAGAGGCTGCTTCTAATCCTATACTAGTGCTGCTGTGGTCGTAGGTCAAAACATAGTTGTCTTGACCGCTGCCTACAGACTGATCGGCATTGAATGTAAAGTTCCCAAGAGTTACGTTGCCTGAGCCATTAGGCGTGAGGGTAATATCACCATTAGTATTGGTAGAAGTTATCGCGTTTCCGTTAACGGTAATGTTGTCAACGCTTAACGTGGTCAAAGTACCAAGGCTGGTGATGTTGGTTTGAGCCGCACCCGTAACAGTAGCCGCAGTGCCAGAAACATTACCAGTAACATTGCCAGTCAAAGCACCAGCAAAACCTGTAGCAGTCAATACACCTGAGTTAGAGTTGAAGGTTAGGTTTGTTCCTGACTTGGGCGCTAGATCTCCTGTTGCTGCTGTTGTAAACAGTACGTTGCAAGAAGTATCGCTACTTTCGTCAGCTACTGTTACCGCAGTAGCTACCGCAGCGGTACCTGAAGTATTCTGGTTTCCCGCACTATTTACACCTGGCAAGTCTATGCTGCCTGAGCCGTCAAAGCTAACCCCGCCGATGTTTACAGCAGAAGCCAAAGCTGTCGCTGTATCAGCATTACCCTCAAGAGCTCCGTCAAACTTAGTAGCTTCTATCTCACCAGAAGCCTTCATGATTACATTATCGCCACCGCTGACCTCAAATATGATTTGGTTGTCAGTTCCGAACTTGATTCTGTTATCGGCATCTCTACCAATCTCTAAACTAGAGTTCACAACAGAAGTAATTCCTGTTTGGGCGGCCTCTACGTTTAATGTTACGGTGCCCGTAGTACCCCCTCCAGAAAGGCCAGTGCCTGCGGTAACGCCCTCGATGTCTCCGCTACCACCCCCGCCCGACACAGTGGTAAACGAAAGAGTTCCACTCCCATTAGTTGTTAGTACCTGGCCGTTAGTTCCGTCCGAGGTAGGGTACGTGAGTCCGCTTGCAATAAACGTATCCGCGATAGTAGTTGTTGCGTTTCCGCTGGTATCAACGTCCACCTTGAATTTATCATCTCCAGCAGCGTTTTCACAAATGATGTGGATGCGGTCATCTCGCTTGCTGCCAATCAATGTTTTAGACGTCGGAGCGGATGTGCCTAACGCGACAGGTTGCTGAAAAAGAAATCTGTTTTGGTTGGTAAACGCCGTAAAAATGTCACCGACTGTGGTGCTATTAAATTTAATGCTATCGGAGGTTACCTTAATTGAACCAGAATTGGAGTTGTCCGTAAGGTTGATTTGATCGGCAGAAAGGTTAATATCCCCAGTTCCGTCAGGCTCAATAAGGATGTCTGCGTTTGAAGCGCTCGTAATCTTATTCCCGTTTAGGTCTAAGTCACCACCAAGCTGTGGGGACGTATCGCTAACTAAATCGGTAGTGTTCGTATCTGTGGTTTGATCAACCCAATCCAGGTTTCCACTCCCATTAGTTGTTAGTACCTGGCCGTTAGTTCCGTCAGCGATAGGCAGAGTGTATGGAGATACCTGACCCGTAGTGCCGCCAATGAAGAACTTACCGCTTGCTAGATTCGGTATGTCGTTTGACCTACCGATAGCAGAAACCTTCATTTTCTGGATGTTGGTTCCATTGGTTTGAAGCACAATGCCTACGTTCTGAATAAGATCTGTAGAAGCAGAGGGCTTTGTTGCTGTGAGACCACCCGTACCGTTAACGTATACTATATCCCCTACAGAAACACCAGTAAGCCCCGTGATAGTTTTATTAAACAGGCCAGCCACAATCGCTTCACCGTTTGCTCCGTCTAAAGTTTCTTCGAGCAGAACACCAACAACTGGCATTTTAGCGGAGTCATTAGCACACGCAGCGCCGACTAGGATGCTTGCTCCAGAAATACCTTTAGCGTACAAAGGCGTACCAGCGGAAAGAGTGCTTCCGTCGTCATTCTGAACCTGGAGGTATACAGACTCAACATAATCCCAGGCCGTATCGTAATCAGTTCCACTCTGCTTAACTATTACCTGACGCTCAACACCACCTGTAGGTACACCTTGCCCAGCAGAACCTGTAGCCCCCGTGGGACCAGTTGCGCCTGTAGCGCCTGTAGCGCCTGTATCGCCCTTAATGCCCTTTTCTGTAACCGTTAAAGAGCTAGATGCTGGGGACGTAACTGTTACCGAGGTAGACCCGCTTGTTGTAACCGTTATAGCCATGTTATCTAGAGATATCTTCGTTTACAGTGAATGAACCTCTTAGTATAGTGGTTACCACCTCACTAACTTTTTGTTGAATATCGTAAGTAAAAGAACCAACAGGCAGTTCCTTCATTGTATCCGCTGAAGCTGTAACAGTAACCACACCAGAAGTAGTGCCGTCGCTAAAAACAAACCCATTACTTAGTTTCGATCTTTGTTCTTCGCTTAAAGCCTTGGCGTTTGAAGTCGAAGAAGAAAGGCTGCTAGAAGCAATCACTTCCCTTTCAGAAACTCCTGCTCTAGATCGAACGGGATTAGTTTTTACGTCCATTAAAAACTCATATCCAGTCAAATCTAAAGCGACTCCGCTAGAATCATTTAATGTAAGGCTAATGGAAAAGGTATCTCCTCTCCTACAAGTGATATCAAGCTTTTCAGCTACGTCTAGGTTTACTTTACTTGCCATGTTATCCTAATAGTGAGTTTACAATATTGTCTACGCTATCCCCCGCCTCTGGAAGCTCCCCTCTGTTTCCTTGACGCTGAGAGAGTAATTTACTTTGCTCAGAAGACTGCTTCTTTACTCTATCGTCCTTCCTGTCTTCTTTTAAAACCTCAAGCTTTTCCTTAAACTCTTGGTCTTCAGTCTTAAATCCAAGGGTAGCCTGAGCCTTGATGATCTCTATTTCCTTCCTAAACTGATGCTTTACCTCCTCTAGCTGCCCTTCAAGCTGGGTCTTAAGCTGCATTTGCTGAGCCTCTAGCTGAGCCTCCATCTGCATTTCTTGCATCTTAGCCTGCGAAGCAGCTTGAGCGGCTTGCTGCGCTGACTGAGCCTGCATCTGTGAGTTTTGAGCAGCCATCTGTTGCTGCTGAGCCATACGCTTCTTACGTCTTACCACCAAAAGCCTTTCAGCCTGGTTAACATCCTTCATGTTTCTAATGGCAATCGCATCTTCGAGGTCTATCTCTTTTTGTTGAATAGCCATTTGAACATTTTGCTCTAAGTATACCTTGTCTTTGTCTTCCATTTCTTTCACCACCTGCACACCGAAGTTATACATAGGGAGATCATTAAAAGAAGAAAGAACAGCCATGTTTTCCTTGCCTATAGCATTACTGTATATCTCATGAAGAACAGACTCTTCTGGTATGATTTGCAGGCATTTAACTATGTCTTCACAAACCTTTTTGTAAAGAATCATAGAAGCATTAGTGATGTCGTATATGGCGTTATTACCTGCTGCGATAGCATTCTGCTGAACACCCACCAAGGTATCACCCTTCGGTGTGGAAGCATCCATCATTTCGTTAACGCCTGTAGCATCTCGAATCATTTTTAAATAATGATTGTACAGACCAATCAGTTCGTTGATATTTCGAATACTATTTCCTATCTCTCTTACTGGAGGGTTTTGGAATCCTCCTTCTGGGTTTTTGCTTCTATAATAGAATACACCAGTCTGCTCGTAGATATCGTGCAAGTCCAAAGGCTGTAGGTCTCCACCTTTACCTAGCTGCACATTCTCCAATCCCTCGATATCAATAATCAATCCGTCTGGCTTTGCCTTAGCGATAGCCTGCTGAATCTTCAAGTGAGTCAACTGAAGCATATCAGCAAATCCAGTACAGCTTTCTACCATAGACTTCGGCATCATGTCCCGAATGTTGGTAGCCACTGGAGAGTAAGACAACCTAACAGATGATATATCGTGTATATTTTTTGGTACGTTCTTAGATCTTCCGTAATTAAATACGATGTTAGATCCGTTCATGACATACATACCCCCATACACGGTAGCGACATCCATTTTAACTGGATTTCTTTCATATACACTGCCTGGTTTTTCGGAGTATTCAAATCCCTTCATAAAGAAGTTTACGTTACCAAAACGATTCTCCTTCTCTTCAAAATAAATACAGTCAACAGAGATAAACTCGAATTCAAGAACATCTACCATGTACTCGTCATAACCATAATCAGTCCTTTGAGACAGGTTATTATAGCTGTTTTTACCAAAAGAACTTGGGTTGTTACCGTACTTACCCTTAACAGATTTAGCCAGCTCCTCTAACTGCTCTTCTGTAATCTCACCAGCAGATATTCTTCTTAACTCCTGAATGGAGATAGACTTAACATGACCCGCGTATATCAAGTCTTCAAAAAACGGGTCCTCTGTATGGCTGTGAATAAACGTAGAGGGGTCTACGTAATCAGTCTTAATCCCGTGGTTAGGATCATTAGTTCTTTTAACCACACACATACCTAGAGCAACGAGGTCATTAACGCATCTCCGTAGAGTCCCGTCATTGAAGTTGTTCCAAGAAAGGGTCATGTTAGTTCCTATCTGAGCGGCAATCTCTGCATCAGTTTTGACGTTAGTACCTAAAAGGATCTCAGCCTCCTCCAGAGAGTCTGGAAGCTGATCTGGGTCCTCGCCAATTACCATACCCGTCTGCTGTTTAAGTTGCTGCAATTGTTTTTTTGCCTCAACTTGAATCTCCATCCTTCTTTTCTTGTTGTTCTTTTCGGAAGAAGAAAGAGGATCAATAGCCTCTAAGTTTGGATAAGGATCTTTAGAGAGTATTTTATTTACAACAACCCTAACAAACTTGGGTAGAATAGGAACAGGGGTGTAGTCCATGTTCATTAAGCTTCCGTCTCCATCGTTAGGATTAAGCGAACGAAGAAGCTTCTTATATATGTTGGTGTCTTGAGTACCGTTAGCGTAATCTCGGCTTCTTTCGAATATCGTGTTTCTTCTACCGTAAAGAGATGTAGACTCTTTTATCTTGCCCCACTGGTTTTCAATAGCTTTTGCATACTGCAACCCATAAGACATGCTTTCTTTAGTTGATGCGTCCGCTAGAGGGTTTGGGAAAGAATGCTTGCTATTTTTATCGAGGCTCATAATTTACTTGCATTATGCATATTCTGCAAATATAACAAATCGTCGTTAGACCTTATATTTTCTAAAAAACACCTTTTCCTTAAAGTCAGACTTAGGTTTTTCTTTCTCCTTCTGAGCCGCAAGTAAAGCTAACCCTGAACTAATAGTCAAGTCAAACTTAGTTCGTTTATCTATTTTAAATCCAATCCAATCTTCAAGGGTTTTATTGAAATACATAGCGCCAGTCTCTCCGCTTTCGTGATTTACACCAACGTGATCATGAATATACTTCTCTATAGACTGGGCATGAGACTGTATCACATCCTGGGAGTTAGATGGTATTCCTTTTGTCTTTACGTTTACATGAGAAGAACTACTCATGAGATGCCTAGGCCTATCCATTAGGTATCCATCGTAACCTCTTGACTCAAAGTACCTTACGATACCATACTTATTGTTCTCTACAAGCAAAGGATACCCATAATAAAATGCACACATAAGGACATCCTCATAGAATATACTCGCTAGGTCTGGCCTAGATGCATACTCCACAACAAACATGTTAGAGGGGCGGTTCATACTAAACTTATTGTACATATGTAGTGCCCCTTTAGATCCCCTGTTATCGACTGTAGCATCTAAGTCATAGGAGTCAACTCCGCCGCAGCCATAAGAAACAAACGGAGCTATTTTTTTACCTCTTTCTGTTTTTAATATATTTCTTTCAGAGGGGTCAGGCATCCAAGAAACCCTAAACCTACCATTAGGTGTAGGGGAAAAAACAACCTCTTTGTCTTTTTCCTTCCAGGTAAAGTTTCCTGTAACCACAGGGTTAGGATACAGCTCCTCGTTGTGCTCTATCTGCTGGTATATCTTTCCTATATTGAATAAACTGCCCTCAATGCTATCCCTGAATGCTTCATCTTCGGTAAACGGAAACTGTCTGGTAACCTCGTTTAGTTCAGATGGGTTGTCTTTGAAGGATTTGCGTTCATTCTTCAGATAGGTCTTACTACCAATTTCGATGGTATCCCCATCTATACCGTGTATGTGTACGCTTTGGGGTGGGTCTTCTACAACGGCATTGCCATATACATCAAAGAAACCCTCTAGGGCATCATAGGCTGGGATAAATATTCTATAAAGACCTGTCTTTGTCCTATCGTTATTATTTCTTTCGTTAGGATCAGAATCATACCACAGCCCTTTGTATTCCTCACCTCCTTTATTCATGGGGTTTACCGTACTACCCACAATGGCTTTACCTATCACCTTGCGCCCTACGATCAAACAAGTACGCTCAATCCTCCAAGCCTCTCTAATGTCGGTTGGTTTTTCCCACTTACCAGCCTCATCGAGATAAAGCATATGTAGCTTCTCACCGTCATATGCGTTGTTTGTGGTGTTTTTCCAGTTTATCACCGTGTTTAGAGCGTCACCCCTGTGTGACGTTTTGTTGTTTTTAGTGATACGCTTGGATGGCTCACGAAATGCCAGCTCCATTCGGGGGTTGGTGGTACCGTCCTGGATAGGCTTGAAGAAGAATGGGTAGCCCCTAAAAATAGAGACTACTTTTTTCATGAAAATATTCTCTTGCGAGTCTTTACCAGTTTTCGACTGTATGCCAAGAAGCTTCTCTTTAACTTGACTAGCTTCATCCACAAGGACAGCAGAGCATATATTAGTGTAGCCAGAACGACGACACTTAGTATAAAGCTGACCGAAACAACGAGGGTCAGCTTCACAAGCAGCCATGTGCGTAAAGATG